TACCCTGCTACGCAGGGTTGCAGCGAGATTCTGGGAAAATCCCAGAATATGATTTAAGCAAAACTATAACGATGCAGCCACGCGCATGCGCGCACACACCTATGGAACTGGTATAGGCCCCGCCGGAGCGGGGACAAAAAAGGGGGGAGGCTTTCGCCTCCCCCCCAAGGTCGGGCTAGGTCAGCCCTTCCGCAGCACCGCCATCATGGCGTCGACGGCACGCTCCATCAGGCTAGGCTCGTACGCGGTAGTGTCGCCGCGCTCGAAGGATGCCGCGTTGGGCTTCAGGATGCGGGTCTCGATGTCCCGCGTGAACCTCTCGCCGAAAGGCTTAGTGCCACCCGTCGCGCCGCGTCCCTTAGTCTCGCCGTCCATGCGGGTGAGGCTAGCGTCGGCATCCTTCAAGTTGCGCCATGCGTCGGCGCAGATGTCTTGGAAGTACTTCGCCTGCTCCGCGACCAGAGCACCGAGCGTAGGCGTTTCCCGCTTCAACTTGGTGAGAGCATTGCCCTTGTATTGCAGGGCATAGCCCGGTGACAACTCCAACCCGTCGCCGTCCGGGATAGTCTCGCCGTCCGTGGCGTAGCGATACTCGCCCATCACGCGCACCGCTACCCGCGCCTTGTTGGTAGGGTCGGCCGTCCACGACTTCAGCACGGCCGCGTTGAAACCCTCACGCTCTACGCTGCGGGGCTTGATGGACTGGGCGAAGTCAGCCCCCCACACCTGCCGCGCCATCATGGCCGCAGCCCGGCCCCCCTTGGATGCCGACACGATAGCGTCAGCAATGCCCTGCACCGACGGAACGGTGCCAACACTCGCGGCCACGGCCGCAGCGACTTTCGACTTACTCATAACAATCTCCGCATGGATGGCCGGAACCGATTAGTTCCCGTCGCCACCATGGGATAAATTAAACCATGAAAGCATTGTTAATACAATCCCCCATGTAACCCGTTGATTCTAAAAGGCTTTTCCAACCCTGCGCGGCGATTCTGGGGTTTTCCCAGAATGGAACCCCACCCTACCCGGCCCCACCGCGTGAAGTTGGGACTCCGCACGCACCCCGCCCCCCCTATAATCCGTACAAATCACCACGTCGTTTTCCAAAGTTCTATTAGGAAACCCCCCCGGTTACCTTTTTGGTACCATGCCATTTTCTTTTATATATTTTGCTTGTAGTATCCAGCACCATGGAGTTAAACGCCGGGTCCCCGGCTCACATACAACTTGTTCCTGACATCGAAGAAGGTGTCCCTCTTCCTGCGTCCGTTGCAGATGCAATGCCTGTACTTAGTCAGGACGAAGAACTAAGGATGCGTGCGGCAACGGTCAAGTTGATATCTGATCTGACCGGCGTTCCCATCGTTCCTACAGATAAGGACATGGCCAAAGCAGAGCAGATTGCCAAAGAACACATGGCAAATCCTGCCCTTAAGCTCGATCTGAGCAAAGAAACCAATGAGTTTCAGGTCTACTTGGCTGGTCTTGTAGCTAGAACCAACTTTCAGTTGGTTGACGAGCTTTCGGAACTTAAGACCTACGTCATCAATAAGCTTGTTTACGAGATTGAACACGCTGGTGATAGCAAAACTCGCATTGCTGCGGTGACAAAGCTTGGTGAAGTAGACGGCGTGGACGCTTTCAAGAAGCGAAGTGAGGTCACGCACGTGGTCAAGCCCATCGAAGAGGTCGAAAAGGAGCTTCTTACGGTGCTTGAGGGTATCGAGTACCGCGTTGTAGGCGAGAAAAGTGCTGCAACTGACGCCTGAAAGCCTCGAAAAGCTGAAAACTGCCCTTCCTACCATGCCGGAGAAGGAAAAACGGCGTGTCGCTGAGCTTCTTAAGCAGTATCAGACCCAGATCACGCAGAAGTTGGGCAAAGATTCGTTCCTAGACTTCATCACCCATGTGTATCCGGGCTATAAAGTGGGTCCACATCACCGGAGATTGGCTAAAATCTTTGAGGATATCGAGGCAGGCAAGAAGAGAAGAGTCATCGTCAACATCGCTCCGCGTCATGGCAAGAGCGAGATGATCTCGTACCTAGCCCCTGCTTGGTTCCTAGGCAAAAACCCGCAGAAAAAGGTCATCATGGCGTCCCACACCGCTGATTTGGCGGTGAACTTCGGTCGTCGGGTGCGTAACTTGGTCGGTTCGGAGTCGTATCGTGACATCTTCCCCAATGTATCTCTCCAAGCCGACAGCAAGTCTGCGTCTCGTTGGGGTACGAATTTTAATGGCGAGTACTTTGCTATTGGCGTTGGCGGCGCTCTTGCTGGCCGTGGTGCCGATCTCTTTATTATTGATGACCCTCATTCTGAACAGGAAGCTAAGCAAGGTCGCGCAGACGTATTCGAACCCGCATGGGAATGGTTCCAGTCAGGACCTGTCCAGCGACTGATGCCCGGTGGTTCGATCATCGTGGTGATGACCCGGTGGTCGAAGATGGACCTGACGGGCAAGATTGTGGACCACATGACCCGCGAAGACGACGCAGATGAATGGGAAGTGGTTGAGTTCCCTGCGATCCTGAACGAGAAACCGCTATGGCCAGAGTTCTGGAGCATAGAGGAGTTGATGGGCAAGAAGGCTTCGATGGACGTGCGGTATTGGCAGGCCCAGTACATGCAGCAGCCGACCTCGGAGGAAGGTGCCCTCATCAAGCGCGAGTGGTGGCAGGTCTGGGACAAAGACGCCCCGCCCATGTGTGAGCACATCATCATGTCGCTCGACGCTGCCCAAGAGAAGACCAACCGGTCGGACTTCAACGCCCTCCTGACTTGGGGGGTGTTCTTCAACGAAGAGACTAAAAACTACAACATCATCCTGTTGAACGCCATCAAGGAGCGCCTTGAGTTCCCGGAACTGAAGCAGCGGGTGTTGGAGGAGTACAAGGACTGGAACCCGGACACCTTCATCGTCGAGAAGAAATCGAACGGTGCGGCGCTCTATCAGGAGATGCGTCGGATGGGGGTCCCCATCTCAGAGTTCACGCCGGGCAAGGGTCAGGACAAGATAAGCAGAGTAAACGCCGTAACTGACCTCTTCTCTTCCGGTATAGTCTGGGTCCCGGACCGTCGCTGGGCTAAAGAAGTTGTGGAGGAGTGCAACGATTTCCCCTCTGGCACGCATGACGACTTAGTTGACGCGACGACTTTGGCACTTATCAGGTTCAGGCAGGGTGGGTTTATCCGCCTGCCGACAGATGAGCCTGAGCCGACGAAGTGGTTTAAGAGCCACAGACGAGAAGGGTTCTACTGATGGTTACGCAGAAGTTCATGGGCCGTGGTCAGTTGATTAACCGACTTGCAGCGCAGGTTGGGAATCGGGATACTGCTATTGACATTTTGAAAAAGCGTGGACACGTAGATGCCAAGGGCAACCTGACCCCAGAAGGTCGCAAGCGCGACATCATGACCGCTGAAGAGCGGGCTAAGGACCGGGCGGCTAAGTCTACTGGCAGGTCAGTTGAGCAGTACACATATAATCCGAAGACAAATACAGCGGCGCTGCGGCGGCGTTAGGAGAGCATCATGGCTATTGATAAAGGTCTGTATGAAGCCCCGGTTGGCCTTGGCGCACTGCCTGAGCCTGACCTTGTAATTGAGGTTGAAGACCCAGAGTCGATGACTATCGGCATGGACGGTGCCCTCATCGAGCTGATGAAAGAAGAGCCGCGTGCTGAGCAGTTCGACGCCAACCTCGCGGAGTTTATAAGCGAGGGGGACCTGCAGAGCCTTGCGAGTGAACTCATCGGCCACTGTGAGCAGGACCTCTCCAGCCGTAAGGACTGGCTCGACACCTATATTAAAGGACTGAAGATTCTGGGCATCCGGTACGAGGAGCGTACTGAGCCGTGGCCGGGTGCGTGTGGCGTGTTCCACCCCCTCCTCATGGAGTCGGCAGTCAAGTTCCAGTCCGAGACCATCATGGAGACCTTTCCTGCGGCAGGGCCGGTCAAGACCAAGATCGTAGGTAAAGAGACCCCGGAGAAGAAGGACGCTGCCATCCGTGTTGCGGATGACATGAACTATCAGTTGACCGAGGTCATGAAGGAGTACCGCCCGGAGCACGAGCGGCTGCTGTTGAGCCTTGCCCTGTCGGGTA